AGTCGGTTTCTACGTAGAAACTGGCGAAACCTTCATTCTGAGGGTTTACTTTCCGAAAATTTGGGTGTAAGCTGCCCCATAGTCTGAGGCTGTGATGGAGCCACTTCAACTGAACGAGAACATCGATCCAGGTCTGGTGCGTGAGAAGGATGGTGCGCTGGGCTTGTATCTGGATAGGCACAAGGCTTTCGGGTTCGCAATTGTGATTCGCAATGCGGTCGAGATGCCGGATAGTCCAATGTGTTTGCGGGGCTTGCTAACAGTGGTAGAAGAACTGCTTGCTCCGTATGATGATCAACAAGTGGCTCTCGCGGTCTACAACGGGGTGAAGAGGTTGTTGGATGACCTAACGTGACCATGGAGGTTGACGTGTCAACACCAATCGTGATGACCAAGAGAGAGTTTGCCGAAGCCCAAGAAGCAGCGCGGAAGTATCGTCATACCAGTAGCAGGATGACGATGCGACTGATGCAGGCGATCAAGCAACGGCACCCAAGGGCAGACAAGCGGCTTGCCAATTCAGCCTAGCGGTGTTAGGATAGTCTACCCCAAAAAAACAGGAGATTGACCATGGGCGTCTACCAACGGTTGTTGGAGAAGGTCGAAGAAATTCCGTTTCTGCGTGATCCTCGATTCGACAAATACGAATTCGAGTTCAAGCTGAGTAGACCGGATTTCTCTTCCTTTATCACTGAAGGTGGAACCGATGTGGTTCCTGGGAACGGGTACGCCACCTTCTACTGGAAGGAAGGCCGCACGTTCAAGGTGTTGCCGTACGATCATGATCAAGCCGATGCTCCCATTGGGATGCTAACCACGGCTCCCGAAGAGCTTCTGAAGCAGGCGATAGAGGGCACGGAATACGAGGCTATGGCTCTCGATCCGCGTACGGGGCAATACTACGACGTGAAGAAGGGGTCGCCCAAACCTGAAAGTTGTGAGATGGGCAAGTGGTCGCCGGAACATCTGGACGCCACTCTCACGCATCATTACATGAGCCTGTCGGAGCACGAACGTTTCAAGGTCACTCGTGACCTGATGAACATGCTCTACATGATGATGACGGATCGTTCGCTGATGGCGGTGGGGTATCTGAACAACAATCCCACCTTGGTTGATCTGATCCATATCCACAAGCATCTGATGATCCATGCGGACAAGGAGATGAAGGACATCCTGTCCGGTGCTCTGAAGAAGCTTGGGATCGATGTGGGAGACTCCAAGCCTGACACGCCTGAAAAGCCTGAGAACGACGGCAAGGTTTTGAACTAGAGCCGTCCGCTTTCAATCAGACGAGTAACCTGTCATGAAAAAGTGGCTAGGGAGGCTGGTTTTCTTTTCCGTGTGCTATGTGGCGAGCGTGGCGACGGTTGTGTTCGGTCTGTCCGATCACATCATCGATAACGCGGTGAGTCTGAAGATGCTGGCTTCCCGCGTGAACACTCTGGAAGAGACAGTCAGTCTGAAGCATGTGCAAAAGCTGACCGTCACAGCATACTCTCCCAGACGAGTCGAAACGGATGATGATCCGTTTATCAACGCTTCGATGACTCCCGTGAGCGAGGGGCAGATTGCGGTATCTCGTGATCTGTTCAACGATGGATGGGTCTTCTATCGGTATGTATACATCAAGGGGTATGGAATCTTTGAGATTCGCGATCTGATGAACGTCCGGTACAAGAAGAGAATCGATGTGTTCTTTAACGACACTCGAAAAGCCCGTCAATGGGGTGTGAAGCGGCTTACGGTGGCACTGCTTGCGAACACTGAAAATAGGCTGCTACGGGGCACCAAAGGGCTTGCAAGTCCACCGATCATACAGTAGAGTAGAGATAGCCTCTGGCCATCACAGGAGCGCGGGTTTTTCCTCCTTTTTTCCCGTGCTCATTGGCCTTGTTTGTCCGTTGCCCGAAACAACCAGACAGGGCGATGGTCAGAGGTTCCTTCGAATAGACTCGCTCCTTCCCGTTGCGAGTCTTGTGAGCCGGAAGAGGTAACCCCCACCTCTTCCGGTTTTCTCAATAGGTGAGTCCATGGAAGCCCGAATCCCTATCGTGCGGGTGACTGCAAAGGACTGCCGTTGGGATTACTTCAGGGCTTCCGGAGCCGGTGGTCAGAAGCGCAACAAGACATCTTCAGCCGTTCGCTGTACCCATGACCCTAGCGGTGCGGATGGGACAGCGTCAGATACCCGTTCGCAATCCAAAAACAGAGAGCTTGCTTTCTACAGGATGGCAAGTTCAGACGAGTTCAACAAATGGCTGCGTTTGGAGACAGCAAGGCAGACGGGTGAGCAGGAACGTATCGAGAAGCGTGTTGAAACGCAAATGCAGCCCGAAAACCTGAAGGTAGAGGGTCGGGTCAACGGTAAGTGGAAACCCCTGGAGATTGACGATGACGGAAGCACAACAAGTTGAGAAGCCGGATTGGGGTCTGTGGCGGTATCGTGAAGACCTGAAGGGTGGGAAATACCTTGTTCTCAGACGGGATGGTACGGTGTTCACAGAGCCCAACTTTGTGTTGGGGCCGAATGATCGTGCATCGTACCACGCCATGCTGGCGTATGCGGACAAGTGCGAAGAGTTCATGAATGCTGGTGATACCAACTACAATCCTGAGTACATCGCTGACTGTCGCCGGTTGGCTGATGATATGCTCAATCTCAGGATGAATACAGGTGTCAATGGCGATCCTGGGAAGGGCAGACATCGGAAGGATCATCCCAAGATCATCGAACAGATGCTCAATCCGGACAAAAGGGTGCTGGCACCACTGGAGGAGTGATGTTTCAGAGGCTCGCGAACAAGTTTGTGATGTGGGCTCTTCAATTCGATGGAGCCAAGACCGTCATTCTCAGACCGGGTGAAACCCTGGTCATTCAGCCAGCGCGAGCGATTCCAGAACACGATCTTGAGGTCTTCCGGAAAGCTTTCGCTGGTCGCAACATGCCTGTTGTGATCCTTCCGCACGATGCGAGCACGACCAAGGTTGACTTCAGGCTGACAGGAGGTCGCAGATGGCGAGGAAGAGGCAACACCAGAAGCCGGGAAAAGAAGGCCGAGCGTACAAGAAGTGGTTGACTTGTCTACATTCCTGGGATGCTCATGGGGTCGATGTTCGAAACCTCCGTCCCGATGATCCGAAGCTTCTGGCACAAGAATGCATCAACTGTGGTGTGACCATTAAGCAGCATATTGAGTGGTCAAATCAACGCACTGGCTTGGACATGAGCGCCTTTGACGGCAGTGTGTTTTTCGATCAGCGGACTGCGCCTGGGTCGTGACATTTGAGAAAAATGTCATAACTCATTGTTTTGCTTGACTTTGGTGCAAAACAGGGGTTATCGTGTGGGTCACTATGAGTTTTTGCTTTCACTCACGGTGGCCCACGGATGGTTGCTGCTCTTACCACTGCTCAGGTAGACTCTCTACTCCGTAGTCCGGAAGTAGAAGAACTCTTGCTCAGGAACGACTTGGCGTATTTCGCTGAGAAGATTCTTGGCATGGAAGTTGTTGCTCATCACAGGAAGTGGTCAGAGCTTACCGCGAAGTACAATCGTCTCTGCATCAACTGTGCTCGTGACCATGGGAAGAGCTTCTTTTTTTCTCATGCGTATGTGATCTGGAGAGCCTATTTCAAATGGCTGCCGGACTATGGTGACAGCAAGTCTCTTCCGAAGTTCCCCATTGGCTACATCTGGTCGAACACAGAACAACAGGCAATTGACCATCTCACGCTGGTTCAGCAAGAGATTCTGAGTAATCCAAAGCTTCGCTTCCTTGTCCCTCCTGGCAAGGGTGTTGGCGGCATGCCCGCTGGGTGGAGTAAGAAGCGGATGCGGTTGTCCAACGGTGTGAGCATCCGTGCAATCGGTTGGGGTGGTAGAGTCCGTGGGGCTCATCCTGTCTGGGCGGTCTTCGATGACATCCTGAACGACGAGACGATCTACTCTGAGTTGGTGCGGCGCAAGCAGATCGACTACTTCTACTCAGCCGCGACACCGTCCGTGGTTCCAGGTGGTCAGATCATCGTTGTGGGTACACCGTTTCATCAAGAAGACCTGTATGCAGAACTGAAGAAGAACCCGGAGTATGTCTTCGCTCGTTACCCATCACTCAGCGAAGATGGCAACGAGAAGCCTCTTTGGCCTACGCGGTACAGCAAGGAAATCCTCCTCAGAAAGCGTCGTGAAGTTGGACAGGTTCGGTTCGCTCGCGAATATATGTGCGTTCCGATTTCGGATGAGTCCAGCTTGTTCCCGGAGCGCATCATTGTGCCGTGCTTCGAGGAGTCATTCCGAATGCCTACGCATCTGACGGCCGAAGACTTGTCTGAGCTTCAGGTGTATACGGGGGTTGACCTTGCAATGTCTGCTAATGTGGGAGCGGACTGGACTGTAATCATTACGATTGGGATTGACCGCTACAAGAATATCTGGGTTCTGAACATTCGAAGATTCAAGGGCAAAGGTCTGACTGAGCAGTTGAAGGCTATCCAGGATGTGTACAACAGCTTCAAGCCCCGCAAGATTTGGATCGAAGACAATAACTTCCAGCGCATCTTCAAGGATGAGTTGGTCAAGAATACCGATCTGCCGGTACAGGGGTATACAACACATGCTCGCAAGAAGAACTCGATGGAAGAGGGTGTTCCGTCGATGCAAATCTTGTTTGAGAATCGGAAGTTTGTTATTGCTCGTGCCACGGCTTATGACCGTGAGATCACGGATCAACTGATCGGTGAGTTGAAATCTTTCTCGTGGATGGACGGTAAGCTTCAGGGTGTTGGGTCGCATGATGATATGGTAATGGCTCTTTGGATTGCGCTGGAGGCGTCCAGGGAAGGGGAGTTTCAATTTTCATTTGCGTGAGCTATGTCTTCCTATCTTCCTCCTGCGAGAGAACGGTTGCGGAATCTTGTGGCAACGTGTGTAAGGCATGGTGACTTCACACTGAGAAGTGGTCAGAAGAGCGATACGTTCATTGATCTTGAGGAGGTGTCTAGCACTTCATTGTTCATGATTCTCTTTCTGGATGTGCTCAGGGAGATCGTGCGAGGCGATGTGTATGACACCTTCATTGGCCCGTCGAAGGGTGCTGATCCTCTCGTCTATGTTGGACGAGAGGGTATCAGGAACAGGCGGGGGACAAGAGCGATTGTGTTGGAAGACGTGTTGACAACGGGTGGATCGGTGCTTCGTTGTATCGAAGAGTCCGGAATGACCCCTGTGCGGATTGTTTCAGTTGTGGACAGAGGGTGTTCGGTTGAGCTACCCGCTCCCTATACCCCAATCCTGTCTATTGGCGAAATTTCTACGTAGAAACCGGAGTCTTGTAAAATGGCGCGCGGGAATGTGGTCTGGTTCGATATCCAGAAGGGTTTTGGATTCATCACAGACGAGGCTCAAGGGGACGATGTATTTGTCCACTACTCGAAGATCGAGGGGCCAGAAGGTGAGTTCAAATATCTCGATGCTGGAGACCTTGTGGAGTTCGAGCGGTTTGAGGTGGACAGAGGTAATGGCCTGAAGAAACCTCAAGCGAAGAACGTAAAGCTTGTCAGCCGCCGCGAAACCACAAAGGGCGACAAGTGAGATCAGAGATCGTGAAGTGGATTCGGATTGTTGTTTTCAGGACGGTGAAGGGAAAGGGGTTGATCAATCTTGACATTGACAACCTCATCTCCGCCGGATATCTGGGTTACGCTCAGGCGTTGAAGAACTACGATGAGCGTAAGAAGGTCAAGTTCAAGACCTTTGCTGAGTATCGCATCAAAGGCGCGGTACTTGACGAGGTTCGACGTGTGATCGGTGACGAGCGGTGTAAGACGGAAAGGCCAGTTAGGGTCAATGATGTCGATTTCGAGATGATCATTGATCCTCGTGACTATGGTTGTGAGTTCGAGATCGATTTCGAGAAGTTCATGGATGCGTTGCCGATGACTGTCCGTGAGAAGAACATTCTCCGATCACGCATTCAGGGTATGAGCCTGAAGGAGATCGGACAGCAGTTTAGGTTCAGCGAATCCCGTGCTTCTCAGATTCTCTATAGCATCCGTGTGAAGGCTGCACCAACGTTCGAGCGATTTTTTGGAATCAAGGTGGTGGTTGCACCAAGATTTCGCAAGTATCGGCGTACCTCGTCCGATAATGGAGTGAGGAGATTCCCGTGGAATCTGGCGTTTGCCGATATGTGTCGGCGCAACAGGGTGGGGCGAATCATTTCAATTCGGTCGCACCAATTCCCAATCCAACCTCTCCCTTGGCTTAGAGCGAGCGGTCAATGAAGCTGACCTTGGACGATTACGCCGCTGTGTTGGATGACGTTGTCAAAGCGGCTTCCAAGAGTTCGGGACGCAAGACATTCGAAGATTTTGAAGAAGAGATCGGTAAGTCTCTAACCTTCAATCCGCTTGCTCCCACAGAGATGACTCCTGAAGTTGTTGCGAGAGAGGGTATTTACTCTCCCTATGCACAGGCTCCAGAAGGCGGGTTTGTACCGCATACCGCTGAGCACTGGATGGGGATGGGCAAAGACCCCGATGACTATCGCAACGTTCACCAGATTTATGAGGAAGCTGGTGCCAAACAGCCTTCTCTCGATAGCCTGAGACACATGTTCGTGCAAGCTATCGAAGACACTGATCGCGCTGGCCGAAGTTTCTCGTTCCTGTCGCGTTCTATCAAGCCGACTGAATGTGAAATGATCGTGAAGGGTATTCCTATGCCGTCCAAGGGTGGCGGCATGAAGGATATGGGGATGCCTGTGGGAACGATTCATCGGTTCAGTGATGGTAAGCAGTATCGGAAAGAAGCTCCTGGCAAGTGGGTTCCGGTGTCAGCCGGTGCGAAGCCGGGTGGAAAGGAAGACGCTACTCAGTCAGGACACGTTGAGATCGAGCGACATGCGATGATCACTCGTATTCGACAGGAGATGGATCGTCGTACCAAAGCGGCTGCTGACCAGAAGCAGTTGGAAGGTCGTATGAAGCAGACGGCCAAGAAGTATGCGACCAAACAGACTGAAGCGGCTGGGATCAAGTCCCCGGTAGATCAGCTACCGAAAGACAAGGACAAGCCTGGAAACTTCGATCTGTTGGAAGGAGCGGACGCGGCGAAGAAGATTTACTTCATCGAGGGCTCGAAGGTCAAGATGGATCACGTTCAACAGTTCTTGAAGGAGTTCAGTCAGGACTTCAAGGACATCGATTCGAACGGTCAGAATTCGAAGTTCCGTGAAGACATGATGAGCAATGGGGCGTTGTATTATACATCCCGGCTCAAGGGGCCTGATTCTCTACTGAAGAAGATGCAGAGCAAGTATCTCGACCGCTCTCTTAACACGGTGACTGACGCGATTGGTGCGAGAGCGTTGGCAGGTAGTCTGGAAGATCAGAAGCGGCTCTTCACGTTCTTCAAGTCTCAGCATGAGTTGGTCGAAGAGGAAGACTTCGCTGAGCAGGGGCGTCCCGATGGATATCGGGCGATCCATTGTCTGTTCCGGACAAGTTCCGGAAAGATCGGTGAGTTTCAGTTCAAGACGATCAATCAACAGCTTTACTCTGGGTATTTCCATGACACGGTTTACAAGGGTAGTAAAGCTATTCAGGACGATCCAGAGGTAGCGAAATTTCAGAGAGATGTGTCGGACTATCTGCACAGGCTTGATTCTGGTCAGGAACAGTTCGATATCAATCGCGCTCCAAAGGCTCCAAAGCAACTTGTGGCTGCGAAGTACAAGGACGAGAAGGGTAAGGAGCAGACGGCTGGAGAGTTTCCTTGGGAAAACGTTCGGACTAAGAATGTGGGTGACTATCTGTACAAGGCAGATGACGAGTCTCAGAGTGTGAAGTATTTTCTGGTGTTGCGCGATAAGAAAGGCAACACGGTTGGAACCAAGAGCTACAACAGCCTGGAGGCTGCGCAGAAAGAACAGACACGTCTTCTCAATCAGAAGAACTATGGCGATCTTCCTATTGCTCAGGCTACGAGCGAGAAGGAGTTGTTCGCCACCTTCCATGAGTACAGACCACGGGTCGGCTCACAGGTTGACGATCAGAGCAAAGACAAAAGCCCTGCCAAGTACACAAGGGGTTCAAAAACGACCCCTCAGAAGCGGAAATTTGGGAGAGACCAAAATGGCTCACGATGACCTGTTGGCGAAAGCTGGCATTCGGGTCGGCAATCCAGCGGAGCGGCGTTTGATCAACGATGAGCCTTCTCATCGATTTGTGGTCAAGGGCTTCAAGAATAGAGGAAGCGTCTCTCGTGCTGGTTCTCAGTCCAGCCCCCGCGAGAATTTGCTTCGAAGTCTGGGCATTCCGGACGAGGGTGCTCTTGAGAAGGCTACTCTGTACGGGAACGATGGTGATCTGGAGTACGTTCCTGATACGTACACGGGTCAGGATGTGTATCATCAAGACCCGTACAACGAGGTTCAGGTGACACGTCAGGAAGTGCTCGATACGCATGGTGAGCATTTTCACAGCGATATCGATCCAGATGTGGAGCGCATTTTGAGTGAAGTTACCGAAGCGGGAACACACTTCGACTACACTCGTCAGTTCGGTCGTTCGATGGGTGCCTTCGATGGTGACGATGATGGTGATGACAACACAGAAGGTAAAGAGGAAGAAGAGAAGTCGAAGCTCAAGGCCAAGGATGTCAAGAAAGCTAGAAGAAGTGGCCCTGGTTCCCGTGGTGGAAGGGTAATTGGTCATACTCGTTCTGGCAAACCGATCTATGACAACAGTGCGAAAAATCACAGTGGATTCACAAAAGAAGATCATGCCGATGCTCGTGATCTTCATACCTCTATCCATGAAAAGATGCTCGAAAGAGTGATGCATGGTGGAGAGTTTCCATCTGATTCGGCCATACTGAGCACAAAGGCCAAAGATTATCATGCTCGTTTGGCAAAATCTGAATCAGACGATGAAGAAGAAAGCGACGAGGAGCCAGATGATGATGAAGACGATCAGGAGAAGTCTCTGTCTGGCATTTTGGATGATCTGATCAAGGGAGAGGGTGAAGGTTCTCGTGGTGGCAAAGTGATTGGTCATACATCGAGTGGGAAACCAATCTATATCCACGAGCCGAATTTGGGTACTTCTAGTGCTGGTGGTATCCATGGAAAGAATTATAAGGGGTGGAATTGGAAAGATCATGAAGAAGCGTATGCTGCGCATTCTGCCGCTGCTAATTCTCTCGTACAGAAGCATGGTGGGTATCCAAAAGGTGATGATGCAAAGACTTATGTGCAGCATGCTCACAACAAGGATGCACATTACTTTTGGGCAAAAAAGACTGGTCATCCTGAATTGAACAAAAGCCTGGGAAAGTCTAGTGCCGGGGAGGGTTCCAAGGGTGGTCAGGTGATCGGCCATACCCGCTCTGGCAAGCCGATCTATGCTCACGATTCAGCGATCTATGCCCATGGCACAGGCGCTTTCAGTGGGTACAGCAAGGGTGATCACTTTGATGCCTACACGCGCCATTCAAACGATCTGAAGTACAAACGTGGTCGTAGTGGGAAGAAGAACTTCTTGTCCGCGATGAAGCTCCATTCGCAGGCTTACTACGCTGCGAAGAGCGAGCGTGATCCAGACCTTCCAGACTTTTTGAAGTCGAAGAGTGGCGAGGGCTCTCGTGGTGGCAAGGTGATTGGTCACACACGGTCTGGCAAGCCGGTCTATGAGGGTAAGGCGGCGTCTAAGTATTCTGATTTTTCACGTCAGGATCACAAAGATGCTGCTGCCCAACACATGCGTCATTGGCATGATGATGACTCAGAGAGTGCGGACGGGAGTGATCAAATTTCGGTCGATCATGATCGATTGTCTTTGACTCCAGAGCAGTTGAAGAATCGTGATGCCAAGCGCCGTGGTGTTCTTGGCAAAAAGTCTGTTTCTGTTCTGGACGATTTGGTCAAAGCTGTAACTGGCGAGGGCTCCCGTGGTGGTGTGGTTGTGGGTCATACATCGAGTGGCAAACCCATCTATCAAGGTGAGACTCATTCGACACGGATTCACACTACGACTGGCGAAGAGACTTCCCATGTGAATTCGTACATCCAGCATGCGGGTGATGAGAAACCGTATGGTGGTGAGAACTACCACGTTTTCTATCAACGCAAGGGTGCTCAAACCCAAGGCGACAATGAGACTGATGCGGATCGGGATTACGTTGGGTATGTGATCCGCCACAAAGACGAGGGCATATGGTCTGGTCACCCTGAGATCACGAGCATGAGTGCTTACAAGCAGGCGAAGAACTTCAAGACCAGAGGCGAAGCTGAACACCATATCCTGAGCACCTATAAACGGTATCAGGAAGCGTCGAAGCCGAAAGATCAAAAAGCCGCTAGCGTCCAGGAGGCGAACGATCTGTACAAGGCTTTGATGGATATCTCGTTGAACAAAGCCACCGATGCCCAAGAAGACAAGGTGCATCAGGTGATGCGCGAATTCAAAGAAGGCACGCTTCGTTCGGGGAGCAAGACTGGCCCGAAGGTCAAGAACCGGAAGCAGGCGATTGCCATTGCCATGAATCAGTCTGGGCAGTCGAACAAGTCTGACGATGAGGCGAGCGATCTTCTCAAGAGCAGAATCTTCCCCATCGGTACAGTTCATACGTTCAGTGATGGCAAGCAGTACAAGAAGGTCGCTAACAACGAGTGGCACCCTGTTAAGGGAGAAGGCCCACGTCGATATGACTACGCCGCTGCTGTTGACCACAACAGCAAGATCGAGGTTGGTCAACATGTCCGTGTAAATTGGACGGCTGGGAGTTTCGGTCACTACACGGGCAAGGGCACCGTGACCAAAGTCAATGCCAAATCTGTAGCGGTGGCATTGGATGAACCCGTTGCTGATCAAAGTGGCCTTGGCGGAAGTGGCTATCCCGCTGGTCGTCGAATTGTTGTTCCACGGGCTGACATGTTCAGTGGTGCAAACTCCAAATGGGCATGGCACAACGGAGTTTTCCCGGTTCATGGTGAGGGCAAGAAGTCGAGTATCGATGAATTGCTCGATCTTGTGAAAGCTGGCTCATCGAAAGAAGTTGCGCCAACTTCTACACCAACAAGAAGGACTGTTCCTTCCGCGCGCAACTCGTTCATCAAAGCGGCTGGCCCTGGAGGAGTCCTGTTCGATTTTGGTCATCTGACCGGGAACCTTGCTGCCGACAGATATTCCGAGCTTGCCAATCAGCATGCGGAGCCGCAACAGGCTGCAATTCTGAAGTCTCAGAAAGCTGAGTACGATCAGGCTCTCGTGGAGTATGTCACTACTGGTCGTACGAGAGAACAGGATGTTTCTCCACAACAGGGTGCAGATGTTCAGAAGTCAGATGAGCAACATGGTGCTCAAACGGCCGATGTGTCAAAGCCGGTCTTCATGGGCGATTTTC